TTCCAAGGCACGAAAAAAGTTGGTCAGACTGAACAACAAACACTTCCACAAGGATCATCAGAAGATAATCAAGAAGATTCTGAAGATCAAACTGAGTCTTTAACATTTAAACCTGAGCAAGGTGAAGGTGAAGGTGAAGAGGACAATGAATTAAATGGTTCTTCTGCTACTGAAGATGGAGAAGAAGAATTGGAAGATGAAGATCTTGATTATGATAATCAAACTACAGGTGGTGCTGGAGATCATTCTCAAACTCAACGTGCATTCGATAGTGCATTTTCTCAACTTTCAAATCCTCATGTTACAGATCCTACATATGTTGAAATACCTGAAAATGTAAAACTAAATGATTTTGTTGCTGATTGGACAGAAGTTCATGGATGGATTGATGAGCAAAAAGAAGAATGCAGCAACTATGATTTCGTAGATGAAAAGTATAGAGAGTTTCGTAAACAATCACAAAAAGAGGTAAACTATCTTGTTAAAGAATTTGAATGTAGAAAGTCTGCTGACGCTTACGCTCGTGCTGGTCAGTCTAAGACTGGAGTCCTTGATACTACTAAACTCCACACCTATCTTTATAACGAAGATATTTTCAAGAAGATAACTGTTCTTCCTGATGGCAAGAATCATGGAATGATTTTCTTACTTGACTGGTCTGGTTCTATGTCAAGAGAGATTCTTGATACTGTTAAGCAACTTATTAACTTAACATCATTCTGTAAGAAAGTTCAAATTCCATTTGAAGTATATGCCTTCACTAATGATTACTATCCTGTTCGTCGCAATAAAGAGGGGTATGATGAATATGCTTCAGAGAATGATCATTATGCAGCAAAGGGTTGTGAAGAAAATAAAGTTTACCTAGGTAAAGGTTTCTTCCACTTAATGAATATGATTTCTTCTCGTTCTAATTCTAAAGATTATGAGCGTATGTGTCTTAATGTTTTTCGTGAAGCAGCATACTATGTTATGCACACTGGTTACAGACACACTATTGGGATAGGTCTTTCTGGTACACCATTAAATGAAGCAATCGTAATGCTTAACTACATCATCCCTGATTTCAAATCAAAGAATGATGTTCAGAAAGTTAATGTTTGTGTTCTTACTGATGGTGAATCTTCAACAGCAGCATACGGTCGCAAGTTTTATAATGAGCATAAGGATGAATATTATGTCCGTCCTCGTCGTCTTTGTGACAATGTTGTTCTTCGTGATCGTAAGACTGGTCGTGTGTATACTCAATTGGATGGATACACATCAAACACTAACACTTTCATTCAACAAATTCGTGATCGTTTTGCTAGTGTAAATGTTCTTGGTTTCCGTATTATGCCTGGTTCAAGTCTTAGTAGATTTGTTAGTAACTATGGTGATCAGGAATTTTATGAGGAAGTACAGAAGCAGTGGAGAAAGCAGAAGTCTGCTATTATTCCTTCACCCATAGCATTTACTGCTCTATATGCTATCAATTCTAGTTCTCTAAATGATGATGTTGAATTTGAAGTTGAGTCTGGTGCTAAAAAAGCAGACATCTCACGTGCATTCAAGAAAATGCTTAAGGGTAAGTCCACTAATAAGAAACTGCTTAGTTCCTTTATTCAGCATGTGGCATAGACCAATTGACAAACTGGTACACAGGTGGTCGCATTGACCACCAAATGCCTTATACTATATTCATACACAACAAAACACATCATGCCATTCGCTCCTGTTCCAGTTACAACTGAAGACCTAGTTACATACCTTACTGATAAGGTTGGTACTGAGGTAAACACAAAATCTTTATTTGAAGCATCTGAACACTTTAAATGTTCTCTTGCTACTGTTAAGAAAAGACTTAAGACTTATAAGCAAGGTATTGGTAAGTGGAATCTTACTGTTCAAGAAAAACTTGAGCAAACTTTCAATGCTCCCGCTGCAGTTTCTGTAATTGAGCAAAACTTGATTCCTCAAAAGGATGATAACTTTGTTCCTTTTGGTAACTTCCCTGATGTTAAGAAAGTTATCAGTTCCAAAATGTTTTACCCATTGTTTATTACTGGTATGTCTGGTAATGGTAAGACACTTAGTGTAGAGCAAGCATGTGCTACTCTAAATAGAGAACTGATTCGTGTTAACATTACGATAGAAACAGATGAAGATGATCTCATTGGCGGCTTCCGCCTTGTTAACGGTGCAACCGTCTGGCACGATGGACCAGTTATTCAAGCTCTCAACAGAGGAGCTATCTTGCTCCTTGACGAGGTTGACCTTGCCTCAAACAAAATCCTCTGCCTCCAGTCCATCCTTGAGGGTAAAGGAGTTTTCCTTAAAAAAATTGGAAGATACGTCGAACCAGCGAAGGGTTTCAACATCATTGCAACCGCAAATACTAAAGGTAAAGGTTCAGATGATGGACGATTTATTGGAACTAACGTGCTCAATGAAGCCTTCCTTGAAAGATTCGCATTAACATTTGAGCAAGAGTATCCTTCACCAGTTACTGAGAAGAAGATTCTTCTTCGTGCTACTGCAGCAGTTGGTAAGCATGATGAAGCATTCTGTGAGAATCTTGCTACATGGGCAGACATCATCCGTAGAACATTCAAGGATGGTGGTATTGATGAAGTGATTTCTACACGTAGACTTGTACACATCGTTAGAGCATACTCTATTTGGAATGACCGTATGAAAGCGATCAAGGTATGTGTGAATCGTTTTGATGAAGAGACTAAGCAATCCTTTATCGAACTTTATGACAAAGTAGATGCTGATGTAAACACTAATGGAGAAGAATCCAATGACCAAACCGTTTGATGGATACCTAGGACACATCCTCTGTCTTAAGGACGGGAGGAGTGTCCGTATTATCGGGGATTGTGGTGATGAGTGGAAGGCAACACATAAAATTGATGTTGTTGACCTTGACGGAAATGAATTTCAATGCTATCATAGTGACATTGATCATGTTTGGAGTGAAAATTGAAGTACAATGAAGGTGAGATCCTTAAAGAGATCTCGGATTATGTGTCCAGCACCTATAGTGCTCACTACAGTAAGAATGGGATTCAAACATTAGATCTCATTGATTCTGTTGGTGATGCTGAAGCATTCTGTAGGTCTAACATTTTGAAATATGCTTCACGTTATGATAGGAAGGGTACAGCACGTAAGGACATCATAAAGATTGCCCATTACGCTATCCTACTTTTACACTTTAGTGACAAGCAAGCTAAGTCTAACCAGATTAACGCAAACAACCCTACATCTTTCTCAGTTGATTATGACAAGTAAAGTAACCCTATCTAAAAAAACACTAGATGTCCTCAAAAACTTCTCAACAATTAATTCCTCAATCGTCTTCAGATCGGGAAGTACAGTACGGACTATATCAAACGCAGAAAATATTCTCGCGAAATTCACTGGCGAGGAAAACTTTCCTACTGACTTCGCAATATATGATCTCAGTCAGTTTCTGTGCGGTATCAGTTTGTTTAATGATCCTCAACTGGAATTTACCAGTGGCGATTTTGTTAACATCCGTGGGGGTCGTCAGTCTGCTAAGTATTACTTTTCGGATCCTGAGATTACGTTAAAGTCTGCACCAGAAAAGAATGTAAACTTTCCTGGTTCAGATATTCAATTCAGTTTAACTGAACAAGATCTGATTGCTTTACAGAAAGCATCTGCTGTTTATAGTTTACCTGACCTTACATTCTTTGCTGAAGAAGGTGCAGAAACTATTAAGATTATTCTTAGAGACAAAGAGAATGATACCAGCAATACTTACGATCTTACAGTTGCTGGTTCTACCACTGGCACCTTTACTCTTGATCTTAAGATTGAAAACATTAGAGTCTTACCTGGTGACTATAGTGTTAAGGTATCTAAGCATTTGATTTCTGAGTGGATTAACCAGAATGTTGACTTGACCTATTACATTGCCCTTGAACCAGTATGAGCAAAAAGTTTCTTTGGGTTGAAAAGTACCGACCAAAATTAACAGATGACTGTATACTCCCACAGACTATCAAGGATGCATTTAAAGGATTCGTCGCTCAAGGCGAATTACCTAATCTCTTACTTACTGGATCTGCTGGTGTGGGTAAGACCACCATTGCAAAAGCATTATGTGATGAGATAGGTGCATCTTACATTATGATCAATGGATCTGATGAGGGTCGTTTCCTTGATACTGTTAGAAACAGAGTCCGTCAGTTTGCCACAACAGTCTCATTGACTTCTGGTGCGTCCCACAAGGTCGTCATCATTGATGAGGCAGATAACACAACCAACGATGTTCAACTGTCTTTGAGGACTGCTGTGGAGGAGTTCCATAGTAATTGTAGGTTTATCTTTACATGCAACTTCAGTAATAAGATTATTGAACCATTGCATTCACGTTGTACTGTTGTTGATTTCAGGATCAAACCTGATCAGGCAATGAAACTACAAGGTCAATTCTTTGATCGTCTTAAAACTATTCTTACAACTGAAGATGTTAAATTTGAAGATAAAGTTCTGGCTAAACTTGTTAGGAGGTATTATCCTGATTGGCGCAGGCTTATCAATGAGTGTCAACGCTATGCTGCTAATGGCTCCATTGACTCAGCTATTCTCGTTGATGTTGCTGATGTTAATCTTGATTCTTTGCTTTCGTCGTTGAAGAAGAAAGAGTTTACTAATGTCAAGAACTGGGTAGTTCAACACATGGACAATGATCCTAGTATGGTGATGCGTAAGGTCTATGATAACATCTATAGTGTTATGAAACCTGCTTCAATCCCTGAAGCAGTTCTTATCATCGCCAAATATATGCGTGACATTGCTGTTGTTCCCGATCAGGAAATTAACATGCTTGCATGTCTAACCGAAATTATGATGAGTTGTGAATTCAAATGATTACTAAAGAAAAACTAAGAAACCAAGTGAAA